CCTGTCTACCAGGTTTAATTGAATATTGTGGTTGCTCTACTAGTAAGTAATATGGAGTGGTTACTGTGGTGTCCTGCACCGACTTATAGAATAAATTATCCCCATATGCATAAAATAACTGACCCAATGGATAATCATATTTTACAACTTCAATCTGAGTTTTAGTTTGGTATTGTACTACTTCTGAGCTAGGAACAAGTTGATAGCGTGAAAGATTAATTGCATCTTCTACTAATTCAAAAAATACATAAATCCCGGTATTTGCTCCGCCAGTAGTATAACCAGTAACTGTTTGGAAAAATGTAGGATTTATTATTAATCCACGATTATTAATGTCTGTACTAGCAACTTCAACTTCAAAATCATTAATATACCCATCACTTTCAACTGTTTGACCAATAATATTTACTTGTATATCTTTAGCTAAAGGATAGTTATTACTTGGCTGGGTATTAGTGGCTAATACCTTTACAAAATCTTGTAAAATTTTTCCACTAAAAGGATCATAAACTAACTTGTCTCGGTCAAAAGTAAATCTAGTATCTTGTACACTACCAAAGTAATACTTTAATGATCTATAACTTATTGTATATCTTGTATTACCTAAACTTAAAAAATTGATAAAGTAATTAGCATCATTATACTGTCTAATACTCCAGCGATCTTCTGCAATAGTCAATGCATTATTAAAAACAAGACTAAAATTTTGTTGTAACTCCATTCTAATAATACATTCTTGGATAATAGCATTAGATAATGAATTGTCAAATGCAGGCAGTACAGTAGTTATTTGTGCTCCAGCTGGAACATAACCATTCAATGTAACTGGTCCTGATCCATTACTAAAAGAACCCTGACCATTATTATATCCATCACCGATAACACTTAGTACAGTTGTCCAAATAAAAGTTTGTTCGCTTGGTCCAGGGATACCGGCTACTAGACGATTATTAGCATCAAAGTAATATCCACTCGGCGCAACAAATTTAATCAATGCACCAGGTGTAATATACTTAACGTTGTTAGTAGAATACGTACCAATTGGAATTGACGTTTCAGTATTAGAAACTAAGTTGTAAAAATATCCAGTTAATGAATTCGCATCCACTGAACTAGTTTGCCAATAAACTACTCCATCTCCAGATGCTTGGTTAATAGTGTATTGAGTATAATTTTGTGTGTAGTATTGAGTAGTTCTATTGCTTGATAGTACCGAACCAAGAGTGTCTGTTAAAAAGGTAATAATATTACCGGTGTTGTTTATAGTTAACGATAGATAACCATTGGCATCATCTTGCCACATTGCGCCATCTGTAGCAAATGAATTAATGCTTGAATATTTTCCTGTAGGATCAAGTAAGTCTAAATTTTTACTTACACCTACTGAACTTCTGTTGATAGCTTTAGATTTTATAATAGAACTATATAAGGTATACGGAAAGTTATTATAATCTTCACCATTTACCATACGGTTCTGTGTGTAATACCTAGTAGGAGCTCTTTGTTTAATTTGAGCTAATGGTTCACGAACTTGAGCATTTGATACAGGTAACTGTAGAGCTAATGCTACCGTTAGTATTTGTGTTTTTCCAAATCTATCAACATAATTAAATGATACTGAAATGCCTTGCATTTCATTTGGATCAATAGTATATGTTAATGCATTCCCTGCACGAACATATGCTCTATAAGTTCCTACAGGTATTTGACTGAATACGCCGTCGCCGAACGTATATGCTACTTGGTCATTGAATCTAGAAGCTACCGCAAAGATTTTACGTTGACTTGTTTCAGTTTGAAGGTAAGCATCTGCGTATACATTGTCTACTTTTCTCCAAGCTAATCTTGTACCATTGTTTTCATTTAATTGATATAACCAAGTGTCTGTATTATTAACACCTTGGATATCCCCAATGTTAACAACTTGATTAGAAATTTGTTGTTCTAATATAAAATCGTAATTTTGCAATGTCCCTTGCTTAAAATAAAAGAAATATCCTGTGTTAGGACTACCATAACCTAACTTGTCATTACGATATACCATATTAAATGTACCTGTTGGTGCAGGTGGTATTTCGTAAACATAATCTTCATCTACACTGGTAACACTTACTAATTCAAAATTCATAGTAATACCATCTATCGTGCTAGTGAATGGCACGATTGGCAAGGTATCCTGAGGAATTTTTAATGCGTATTCACTTGTAAGTACACCCAACAAGTCTGCTACGTTACCCGGACGACCTACTCTTTGAGTATTAACTAATGCTGCATTTATAATTGTGTTGAATTGTTCTAACCAATTTGGATTAGCAGGGTCATTCCATAGTATAGGGAGATTTCCGAGATTGATTCCATTAAGGTCGTTGATGTTCTGTGTAGTTTGTATGCTTATAACTTTTAGAAAACCCTGTCCGGCTAAATTGCGCTTTGGATTATAGCTAACCAAATTGGCTAACTTGATAACGCTATCTCTGCGTTCTGCTGTATCAATAAAATTTTCACGGGTATTTAAGTCATTGCGGAACGCAAGACCTTGCCCCATAAAAGCAACAACGTCTAATAGAGCAATGAATTCTGAACTTTCAATATAGTCGTTAAAAGTTTCAGGGTAGTATAGACGCAAATAGTCAATAAAGCTTTTACGCAAAGTTTCATAGTCATAACTACGAAAGTCTGCTTCTCTAAATGTTTGGTAAATTGCTTGCCAATCATTTACTCCAAATAATGCTGATTGCCGTGAGCTGGTAGCCATATGTTTTCTCTTTTAAGTATTTATCATACCTAAAACCTCGGGTTTTTAAGAATTATTGAATTAAAATCTGCGAAAGATTGGTATCTGCAAATAAACTAAGAACTTGAGCTTCATTGAACGGGGCCACTGCTATTTCAACTTCAATTAATATACCAAGCTCTTGCGGGAAAGCTATCACACTGTTTACTATTAGTCTAGGGTCTAAACTAGCCACACGTTGGATTTCAGTCTGTAATTTAAATTGTGTATCATTAGTATTGGGTTCAAAAATAAATGACCAAAGAGTAGTTCCATATCCAGGCTGACCTACTTTTTGTCCTTGCCTAATATTTAATGCGTTTACAAAATCTTGTATTACTAAAGGTTCGTCTACTAGTCTAAACTTTTTACCTACAGTATTTTGCCGAACAATATTACCTGTTCCGCCATCATTGCCGGTAGGGGCATTAGTAGTTTTAGGTAAATTGGCACCTAAAGTGCTGAATCCTATATATTGTGGCATAATGTATTTATGTCAACGAAGATAGCTCTTGGCTCTTGGCTTCAAGTTTAGCAACTAAGTCTAGTACCTTTTCTTTAGTAGTTTCTAGTTGAGGATCACCTGGTGGTAACGATTGTTCGACCGCTTCTAATTGTGATTGAGCTTGTTTTAAGTCTATAGAGAGTTCGGCTACCTCTGAACTTACCATAGTAGATTTTGTAACTTTTTCCTGCGCTGCTTGTAGTGCTGCTTTTGCTGCACTTGGAATTTCGCCGGTAAAGTTTGGTTTAGGTATTTTTGGATCACCTAATAGTGAACCTATTTGTGCGGTAATTTCACTTCTATCAAAAGTGTTTGATGCTACTGTTGGGAGTTTAACAGGAGAAGCACCAACTGACGCAAGTGATGACATTGCTGCATTTATCTCAGCCGCAGCACCCGGGGGTAGGCCACTTAGTGCCAATGATGAAAGGCTACTAGAACCTGATTTAAGTTTGTCTAATGCACCACCGAGTTGACCAGCAATATCAGGTATACCTCCAGTTAATCCGCCGGGTATGACTGCTGTTAATGCTGTTAGAGGATTACTAAGTGCTGCTGCTGTGCCGGCAAGACTAGCCACAGTAGATAATGCTGATGCAGGATTACTTAATCCTACTGCACTAGCAACACTAGTGGCGCCGCCTGTTAAACTAGACAATCCTGTACCACCTATAGCAGATGCTAATTTTCCAATTGGACTAGATGCTATTGCATTTGTCACGCCGCCGGCTATTCCTTGTATTCCCGCAGTAGCACCTTGCAAACTTAACTGAGGTGATATATTATTTTTTGCAGCAGACAATGTAGTAGACACTAATGCTCCTACGGCTAATGCAGCAGGTAATGCAGCGGTCAATGAATTAGCTGATTTATTTACTACACTAGAAATAGATTTTTGTCCACCGGGTAGATTGGAGATTCCACTAGCTAGTGCGGATATTCCGCCTAATGCTGTGTTCAATTGACTAGCTCCACGCACCGCATTTGCAGTTGCATTTAGTGAGCCAGCAATATCAGTAGCTTTTGATAATTGTGTTCCTGCCTGTAATATTCTGTTAGCACCTGATAGTGCAGAGTTAACTTGTTTTGAAATTTGAGAAACATTTTTATTGCCAGTCGCAGATCCTACGCTACCTATACCACCTATTATGCCCGTTAACCCACGGAATGCAGCAGCCGGTGTAGTAGCAGAAGAAAGCACACCTATAGCATTTACCGTACCAGACAATGCACCAGTGATTTTACTAGTACCTGGACCCCCTATTGCCCCGATAGTTGACAATGCCCCAGTAGCAGATTTAATTAAATCACCTTTAGAAACTGCATCAGCAGTTTTTAATGCGTTTCTTGCAATGCTGAATAAGTTTTGTGGGATACCTACTTTTAATGGTTTAAGAGTACCTAATATCGCCCCAAACGCCTGTGCTGCGGGTCCTCTAGATGCACTTATTATTGCATTGTTTAATCCCTGTAATTGATTCAACGCTTTAGACGCTTCAGCAATTGACCCAAGGCCGCCTGAAACTGTTTGAGCCAATCCAGCCGCTAAGTTGCCTGCCTTTAATGTGCTAGTAATAGCACTAGAAGTGCTAAGTAGTGCTTTTGCTGAACCACCTGCACCCAATGCATTTGATAAATTAGCAGCAGCTCCTAATGTTTTTCCTAAAGAATTTATAGTGCTAGAGCTAACTAAAGAACTCATTGTGTTAAGTGTAGCCCCTACACCCGCCGAAGCACCTGCCATTATTAATCCTGCTGTAGCGACCGGACTTTCTTTTCCTGTAATTACACCTGCACCTGTTAAGGCAGTTTGAGCTTGTTGGAAAGTAGTTACTTTAGCGTTGACTTGAGCAGGGATATTACTAGTCAATGCCTTTAAATTTTCTGCGCCAGGAACACCTGTGAATAAATTGTTAGTCATTGCAGCCTGTACATTGGATCCACCTTGTACTAAACTGTTAACTAAAGTTGCTGATCCTGGTTTTAATATGCCAGCAGATTCTAATTGTGCAGGAGTTTGCGCCAATGCACCCACTGCCGCAACCGGTCCTTGTGAAGAAGATACAACGCCTGCGCCTGCTTGAATCGCTCTACTAGCCGGCCCTTCAGCCACAGTTGTTGCCGATGCGCTAACCATTGCTCCAGTAGTATTTGAATCCATCGTACCACTGGCAGCAGTTACGGGAGGAACTGTAGCAATAGTCGCCGGTGTTGCGGGTGCAGCAGTAGTGGATGCAGCCGCTGCGGTATTAGTTGCTTCTACAGCTGGACTAGGAGCAGGAGGTAATTCAGAACTTGCACTACTACTAGTTTTAACATCAACACCTTGTCCTGCGTTTGCCCACGGAGAGTGTGCAGGTGCTCTGGACACAATAGTTTGTAATTTACCAGGTGCGGCAACATATCCTTTTGATGAATCATATAATGTGTCAGTCTGTGCTAAAATAGGTATCGCAGGGACAACCTGTGGGGTAGTTGAAGTAGCTCCTGTATTTAAATTTACCTTATCGCCATTGACATACATTACGCCGCCACTAGCATATGAGCCTTCGCCGCCTGCTGCCATACTCATTGCACCATCTACTTTGTGTGTAAACGTGCCCATAGTATAAACACTATTATTTGTGCCTACTTTTTGAGAAGTAGTTTTCTCAGATTCAATATTAATATCTTCAGCTTTAATGTTTAATTTTTTCTTAGCATTAATGTTGATATTATTATCTGCGTGTAAATTTAAATCTCCTTGAGTTCTAATATTCACACTGTTGGTAGAGTACATGTCTATTGTACCCTCTTTGCCTAATTCAATATAACTTTGTCCATTGCTATGAATGATGAAAAGTGTCTGTGCATCATCACTCATTAAAATTTGATGACCAGCAGCACTGCGAATTCTTATAAGTTGGTCCTGTCCTAAAATGTCACCGTCATCTAAAACTATAGAATGACCGCCACGCCTTGCTACTACTACCAATCCTTCATCTGCTGCACCACTAGTGGCTGCATCTACAATAGTCGCATCATCATAACCACCGTCATAAATAGGACGTCCGGGAGTACTTACTCCCCAACCAACTCTACTTGGACTTTCACGTTGTGCGCTGCTACTAATAGCTCCTCTAACAGGGTCTCTAATTAAACCCTGTTGGTTAAGAATCATAGCACTATAGCTATGAACTGGCTTGGGTTGCGTTAAGAAATCTGCGGTATCTGAAATTGATTCATTATTGGTATTAATGTTAGTGACGGGCAATCTAGTTGCACCACCATAGCCTTCTGCTTCACCCTC